GGATAAAACTGATTTACAGAAATCACCAATACACGATGTTTTATTTAAACACACAAAGGAACCGGCAGTATTATCACCAAAGGATCTTAGATTCGACCAGAGTTATCCAACTCCTCGAGCCCGAGGATTGGATAAATTTGGTAAAGGATTTAAACCACTTAACATGCATAATATGACTAAGATACGAAATGTCATGATTCACAAATTCGTCAATTTTATCAAGGATAAACCCTTGGGAATGTTGACGGTAGGCGAGGCAATTAATGGCATACCAGGAGAAGTAGAAGGATTGAATGTGAGAACATCACCAGGATACCCATATACGCTGAATAAACCGGGAAACCAACCAGGTAAACTGGGATATTTAGTGAATGTGGGTACGGATCAGGAACCCTATTACGAACCAACACCATTCATGGCTGAGGAGATTGCGAAAGTACTCAAAACATACATGGAAGGAGGAGAGACATATTGTAATTTTTATGCGGATTGTTTAAAAGATGAATTGCGAAATCTTGAAAAGATTAAGCAAGGAAAAACAAGAACGTTTAATAATTGTAATATGGCACAACTTATTGTTAGAACAATGTTTTATGGAAGGTTATTGGCTTACTATAAACAGATGGGACTAGAGATGCAACATGCTTTAGGACTTGATATTTTTGGTGAGGGAATGACTATGATACAACTTGAACTAAACAATAAGAATGCGTCGCAGAGGATTAATTACGATGTGGAGCAGTGGGATGGAAAAGCAATGAGAGCAGTGCTTATCCATTCGGCTTGGGAGATGCTTGCAGCTTCAGAATTTATTCTGACGCATGATAAGATAGTCTACCAAGCGAGACAAAGAAATTCGTATGCTAGCACTCAGAGGATTCATATCAATGGAAACATTGTGTATGAGGCCTATGATGGCGAAGCATCAGGCGATAAAGGAACGATCGAAATTAATTCAATTGCACATGTTCAGGCTGAAGGTATGGTATACCTAGATTTAGCAGAAGAGGCAGGAGTTGAAAAGACGGCAGAAGATTTCTTTAAAGATGTAGCAGCAGCATTTATGGGAGATGATGCTACATTAGCACCAGTACCCCATATAACAGATTGGTATAATCCAACCTCAGTACAACGAGGGTGGTTTAATACCATAGGATGTACACTAACAGACCCTAAGAAAAATCCGACAATGACTTGGTTGAAACCCGGTGAAGCAGATTTTCTGAAGTGTGTCCCTATCAAAGATTCAAAGTTTCGATACTTTGCAGCAATAGATACGGAAACAATTCAGGAATTGTTTAATTGGATTCGACCATCAGAGAACGAATTAGAAGAGGAGACGATGGCAGTACATGTGAAAGAGGCTTTTCGTTTTGCTTTTCACCATGGTGAAGAGTATTACGAAAGTCTTAGGAAACGTTACAACAGAGTTGCTCGTGAATATGATCAAATCATATGGACTAAGTCTTATGAAGATTGTTATGACGAGTGGCGCGAAAATTTTGAGTGAACGGACAGGACACGGAACGTAAATCATATAGCCCAATTCGGTGACGGAGGAAGGAACTAAATTTACAAGCATCATAAAATCAAATAAAAATATAAAAATTTAAAAAGACAAAAAGATAGCTAAATTCCAAATTTTGTTTAGGGAGTTCGGTACTACCCAGGTAAAACATAGGTAGGTAATTAACTAA